CCCGCGCGTAACCTGCCGACGCCTTTCGCTGTGGTAGCCTTCGAACTAGACACTGTGTCCACATATGAGACACTGACTGTCGATTGGTCAGAATTGACCACCTCATCATGCCACCCTCCCCTCGTGCTGTCGCCTCGCCGCCGCCGCGTTGTTCTCCCTCGTCTCGTCCGATCGCATGAGGTGATTCCGAAACTTGAATTCATCCCTGAACGATCGGATGTGTCGCGAGAATGCTTGTCTCGTGAATCCCAACCTCTCGGCGAGCTCCGATTGTGTGCATCCTCCGAAGAGGGAAGGACAGACAACCCATATTGCCGCTTGAATCTTGAGCGGTACCCACTCGACCGCCCCCCGCCCCCCGCTTGACCGAAGAGCCCATTCGAGAATGTCGTGAAGCGCGACTCCTGCCATCTGGAACTCAACCGTTGAGGGCAAGCCCTCCATGAGAGAGGGAATCCCGTCGATCTTGTCGTAGTCAAAGTCCTCGGATGCGAGAAGCGTATCCTCAACCGTGTGATCTCTGTCGCTCATATCTCCTCCCCTCCTTCGCAGTGACAAGCCTCCGGACCTTGACCGCAGCGATCACAAGACCAGAGCCCTAGATCGGCTTGAAGTGTCGCTTTGCTGAATCCTTCATGGCCGCTTGGAAGTTCTTGTCGAATCGCTTCTCGAATTCCTTCGCGGCGATCTTCGGCGCCTTCGTCTCGAAGCCGAGCGTCTTCTTGATCCTGACCGACTTCTGGATCAGGTAGAGCAAACGATAGGCGCCGTCTCCTCCGACGTGCGGGATGTATAGGGCTTCGCTTTTGCCGGTAGGGCTCGGGCCGATATACGCCCCTCTCTTGCGTGAAGCCTTGATCGCCTTGAGCGGCCTCGGGATAACCGCATTCGGGGAAGGCCTCGCCGTGAAGGGGATCGCGACGCCTCCGATCGCTTTCGGTCCGCTCCGAGATCCGCCCCGCTCGTGATCCTCGATCCAAGGAGCGATTGACTCGACTTCCGCGCGGAGCTTCTCCTTCGTCGCCTGCTTCACCTTGAAGCGGAACTTGCCGAACTTCGACCAAGGCCTTCCCGGAGATTTCGACCGGATCGTGAACTTCTCCGGAAGGAGCTTGTCGACCGTGAACTTCTGCGCGGCCCAAGCCGATTGCGTGAGCGTCTTCGCCGTCGCGAAGCGGGTTTGTTTCGGGATGTCCGTCAAGAAGCCGACGGTCCCTTTCAGGCCGACGATTGTCGCGTTCATGCTCATGTAGAAAAGCCGCCCGTGTTAATGCCCAAGCCCTTGGCGAGACAAAATTGAAAAGGGTTAGGGATTGCCCGACTGTCCTCCGATGGGATGAGACATAAATACCTACCCCCTTCTCTCCTCCCCCTAAAGGGGGGAGAAGGGGGAGGTTTTTGTCTCGCCCCTCGGGGAGGGCGTTTTGAGACAAAAAGAAGAGTGAGACAAAAAGACAAAACGATTTTTGTCTCGGTTCTATGCTCAAGGTTTCGGGCATCATTTCGACCTCCAATCCAGCGTCTCCGGATCTTGCGCGAAGGACTCCTTGAGCCGCCGCTCGAAGGTCTTCGAGGAGGGAGCGTCGCCCTCCTGATCCCAAGCCTCGGCGAGCCGCTTCGAGAGGGCCGTCCGGGAGCCCTTGAAGTCGCCGATCTTCGACTCGATCCAATCCGACGAGACCTCGGCCTTCGCGCGGCCGCGAGGCTTCAATGAGACCTTGATCTTCGCGTTTGACTTCTTCCGGGGAAGCTCGGCCGAGTCGGGCTGCGCTCTCTGATTCCAATTGATCTTGCCCTCCTTGTTGTGCTCGATCCAGATCTGATCGGTGTCGCGGCCTTCCACTGACTCAAGTCCGGATCTCGACGCGCGCTTCGGAGCGTAGAGCGTGAAGATCCGATCGGCGTCCTCGTTTGTCGGTGTCTCCTCGACGTAGAGAACAGCCCTCGCCCAGTTTGTGAGCTCGGCCGATCCGGCTCCGGAATAAGCGCGCTCGCTGATCGTTCCCGTGTAGCCATTTTCCCGCCCCTTCGGCTTGTTGGTGTGATGGCAGAGAACCCAAGCAAACTTGTGATCGTGCTCCGACTTGCCGGCCGAGACCGGATTGAGCCATTGCCGCAGGAATCGAGAGCAAACTTCTTGCTTCGAGATGTCGTCGCCGATGAAGGAGAGGAGCGGATCGACGATCACGATGTCCGCGCGGACCTCCTTCACCCTCCGCTCAATCGCGTCGACAAACTCCTTCCCGACGTGCGTCCGGTTTGTGAACGTGACGAGGTTCTTCCGGATGAGCTTCATCTCGTCCTCGTCGAAGTAGCGATCGATGTCGAGGCCGTGAAGGACGCCTTGAAACTGCTCCGCGAGATCGCCTTCGTCGTTTTCGGCTTGGACGAGCATCACCTTGAGCGGCTGAACTGGCTGAAGGCCGAAGAGCGGCCGCCCCAGAGCCCACGAGATCGCCATCTGCATGACGAGCGAGGACTTCCCGATCCCCGAGGCTCCGATCAGGAGAAGCGAGCCCTCTCGCTTGAGCCAGTTCCGGCCGACGAGGTTGTTCTTGTCGAGGCTCGGGACGTAGTCGAGGAGCGCGTCGATGCTGTGCTCGATCATTCCGTCGTCGCCGGAGATCTTCTCATTCGCCCACTCGCGGAAGCCCCGCTCGTCGCCGATGTCGGTCGCGAGAAGCGTCTGATCCTTGTCGCCCCGGCGAGCTCCGGGGAGTCGCGAGAGTCTCGATGGATTGCCGCATTTGACGTCGGGCTTGTAGGTCGCGAAGAGGTCGAAGAGTTGCTTCGCGCGCTCGTCGTATTCCTCGCGCGTCGCCGCGTCGACTCGAACCCAAGCGTGAACGCTTTTTCCCCCGCTATCGAGGACGACCGAGCAAGGGACGTTGCTCTCCTTGATCACGCTCCATTGAGCCTCCTTGGAGATCGAGTCGAATTCGAGGAGGACGTGTCGGAATTGCTCGATCGAGTCGTCGGTCCGCTTCTTCGATCCTCCGGGGAACGGATTCACGACGACGAAGACTCCGGGAAGCCCGGCCTCGGCCGCCGCGTCCGGATCTTTCTCGAAGAGCTTGATCCACTCCTCCCGCGTCTTGAAGATCCCCTTCCCTCGCGGCCTCGCTGGCGGCCATTGCTTGTCCCGGATGCACTCCGCGACGAAGCTCTCCTCGAAGGAGGCGTCGCCGTTGAGCCGGTTCTGGAGCTCGCGCGACGTGTAGATCGCCGGCTCGACGCAGATCGTCTCGTCCTCGAAGAAGGCCGCCTTCAAGAACTCGGCCGTCGGATTCTTCATCGCCTCCGGGAGCTTGACCTCCCCCCCAGATAGCCGCATCGCTTCGAGGTTGGCTTCTGGCGGCCTTTCCGGCGCCTTGACGTGCCGGTAGGCCTTCGGGCTCGGCGAGCGATCCTTGAGGAAATGTCCGCGCGGCTTGTCGTGCGTCGCCTTGAGAGCCTCCCGGACTTTGTGTCGAAGCTCGCGCTCGCTCCAAGGCGGATCGCATCGCGTGTTGTAGTAAAGGAGGTGAGCGATCGCCTCCTCCTCGCAGAGGTCGAAGCCGTTCACGATGGAGCAAGCGACCGAATAGGTCGTGTCGTGTCCGCGCGCCCCTGCGATTGCTTGATCGCATTTGTCAAGGTAGAGCCTCACTCGTTCCTCTTTGGTTTTCCGTAGCTTTGCCATACTAGATCAATCCCTTCTCTCTAAACATCCACTCTTGCCGCTGTCCCTTCATCGAATTCTCTGAGACCGTGATCGCCCGGAGGTTCCCGATCTCATAGCCTTTGTCGTTGTCGATCCGGTCGAGACTCAAGCATAGAGCCCCTCGACCGCGCCTCTCGTGATAACCGCTCTCGATCGCGAGCTTGCGATACTCCTCAAAGGTGAGCTTGAACTCCTTACCTCGTTGCTTCGCTCGTTGCTTGAGAGCGTTGTAGTAGTAGCGGAGAGGATTCTTCGCTTTCCACTTCTTCGACCGGCACTTGCCGCAATAGGGACTCTTGCCTCCCTTGGTCGTGATCCCTCGGCAGTATTTCGTCGCGCACTTCACTTTTCCGCCTCCTTCCGAAGTTGAGCCTCTTCGGGAGACGTTCCGGTGAAGTGAAAATGTTCCCCGCAGAAGACGTAGCCGTCGAGCGTCGACTTGAAGGCCTCGCCGATCTTGACGTCGTCCGGGACTTTCGTCGCCGTAAGATAGACCGCCCCGATCGGGATGTTGTCGGGGAACTCCTCGACGGCTCCGTCCTTCGCCCCGCCCATGAATTCGATTCTCATACTCCCTCCAAATCGAAGATTGTGATCCGCTCGATCCGAGGCTGCCAGATCATCCGTTTTCCGCCCCGCTTCGCTTTGAGCTTCCGCCATCCCCAGAGCTCAAGCTTGCCTCCGGCTCTGATCCAGTCGAGCGACTCCTGAGCCTTCTCGATCGTGAGCTTGTTCCAGTGTCCGGAGAAGTCCGATCCGGTCGACTGGACACCGAGGATCTCGCCCGGCTTGATCGCGACGATGTCGATGATGTTGAAGAGGTCGATCCGGATCTTCCGGGGAGCGATGAATCGCTCGACGATCCCGGCTCGATACTCAAGAGCCTTGAGCTTCGCCAGTGTCCTTTGCGTCGGTGTCATTATTCCCCGCCCTCCTTCCCGTTGAAGTCCCACTTGCAGACAACCTCGGAGACGCGACTCCGAAGCGGGAGAGGATAGCGGCGAGCGTTGGTCTTCCGGATATGGAGATCGAGCGCGCGGATCGTCTCGACGAGGTAGCCCTTGTCTTCGATATGGCGAGAGAGGATCTGGCCGTATCGCTTCTCGATCAATTTCTCGATCGGCGAAAGCCTCGGATCTTTCGTCGCGATCGCCCACTTGAGCGAGATCCAGAAGAAGAGCGCGACCGCGTAGTTGAGCGGCCAGATCCAAAGGCGATAGGCTCGCCGCTCGACGGAGAAGTAGGCAACCGCCTGCCACCACTTCGGCCGATAAGCCTCCGGCGTCCACGTGCAGAAGAAGTCCTTCACAATTGCCTCCATTCCTTCTGCCATTCGGCGCGCTCGCGAAACACCTTCCAGAGCTCCGGCCAAGTCTCGCGGATCTTCTTTGAGTTCTCCGAGTCGGCGACCATGTAGGCCGTCGCGAGAGCCTTTGAGAAGCCGCTTCCGAAGATCAGCATCGTCTTTGCGACTTCAAGGTCTGTCACTGTGTTGTCCATGCTGGTTCCTTTCTTTTTAAAACGGCGCCGGGCCGCTCGGGGTTGATTTCTTGAGACGAAAACGTCGGGCCGCGACCGGCTTCGACGTGCGAGGCTTGCGCGGCTTATTCGGGAGCCGCGACGAGAGATAAGCGCTCGCTTCCGAGAAGGAGCATTGAGCCGGAGCCGGATGTCCGAGCCGCTTCAAGAGTCGGACTTGCTTCGGTGTCGCCAGATCTTGCTTTGACCGCTTGAAGATCACGTCGAGGATCGCGGAAGCGTGACCGCGCCCCTTCACGGCGTCGAGAGGGAAGCCGTTCTTCTCAAGGATCTCAAGTTGACGGGGAGTCGCCGGGAACGAGTCCCACTTCACGGCCGGCTCCCAATCGGCGAGCTCTGTCGCGTGAAGCGTGAGGCAAAACTCCGCGAGATCCTTCTCCTCCTTCTTGCGCTTCGCGTTCTTGCGGAGCTCCTCGGCGAGCTTCTCCTCCCGTTCCCGCGTCGCGTCGGAGACGAGATCCGCGAGATCGAGGGACTCCTGCTTGTCGCCTCCGGCCTTCGCCTCGCGCTCGACGATCCCGGTCGCCATCTCCGCGAGCTCGTCGGTCTCCGCGACAAGACTCGCCGGTCTGACGAGGTTGTGCCGCTCGTGAGCCCACAAGAAGTCAATCAGAAGGAGATCGTCCTTGAACGGATCGATCCTCGTCCCCCGCCCTACCATCTGCGAGTAGAGCGGCCTCGATCGCGTAGGCCGGAGGATCACGACGCAGTCGATGTCCGGGCAGTCGTAGCCCTCGGTCAAGAGCATCGCGTTTGAGAGAAGTTGGAAGTCGTTGTCCTCAAACTCCCGGAGGATCTCCTTCCGGTCCGGGGACTCGCCGTCGACGTGCTTCGCGGAGATCCCGGATTGATTGCAGATCTCGACAAACTTCCGCGACGTCGCCCGGAGCGGGAGAAACGTCAAGATCTTCCGGTGAGGAGCGAGCCTCTTGAGCTCCCGGACGATCGACGGAAGAAACGGATCGAGCGCGCTCGCGACTCCGGCCGCGTCAAAGTCTCCGCTCGTCTGCTTCACGTCGTTGAGGTCGATCTCCAAGGGAGCCGCGACGACGCGGATCGGTGAGAGGTAGCCGTCCCCGATCAGGTCGAGGAGCGAGATCTCGAAGGCGACGTTCTCGTAGTATTGCCCGAGGTTCTTCTTGTCGCCTCGGTCCGGTGTCGCCGTGACTCCGAGCGTGAGCGTCGCGAAGTAGTTGAGGACGGCGAGCCAGCTCTTCGAGATTGAATGATGAGCCTCGTCGCAGATCACGCAGTCGAAGTGATCGTGCGGCCATCGCTCGCGCCTCTTCTTCCGGGAGAGAGTCTGGATCGACGCGACAACGATCCGCGCGCTCAAGCTTGCGCGATGCTCGGCCTTCTCCTTGTCTGCGAAGAGCCCGGTCGCCTTGTGAAGTTTCTCGATCGCCTGATCGATCAACTCCTCCCGGTGAGCGAGGATCAAGACTCTCCCTTTGATCTGCTCCGCGATCTTCGAGAAGATGATCGTCTTCCCTCCTCCGGTCGGAAGGACGGCGAGATTCTTGTCGCAGTCTCCGAAGGCTCGGAAGATCTTGTCGACCGCCTCTTGCTGATAAGGTCGGAGCTTCATGGTTTCAGGAGGATTGATATTCCGACGGCGAGCCAGATCACGATGCGAACGATCCGATCCGGGGAGTCACTGTCGCTCTCGATATCGATGTTAAGGCGAGCCCGGAGAGCCTCGACGAGGTCTTCGAGATTACACACGAGCGGCCATCCGACGAGCCAAACAACTAGGGCTAAAGTTTCCATGCTGGTTCCTTTCAAGTTGCCTCCCTCCCCGAGTCTCCCCGAGGAGGGAGAGGTTCTTCAGAAGGGGACGTTCTCGTCGTCGCCATCGTCAAACGGATCAGGCTCGATCGCTTCAAGCTTCTCCTTGTCGGTGTAGAAGACCGCGACGCGGTTCCGCTTCTTGTCGTTGTATTCCTCGACCTTGAGCGCAACCCATCCCCGGAGGCCGATCATGTCGTCGGCTTCGAGTTCGAGATCTTGCCCCTCCTGCGCTTTGATCCCGAAGCATTGGATGAAACAATCGATCTTCCACTCCAGCGACTCGTCGAAGATCAGCGTCTCGTAGATGATCTTGCCGGTCGATTCCTCCTTGAGCTTGAGCTCCAACTGATCGGCTCCGTTGGTCTTCCGCCCCTTTGAGATCGTCTCCTCGCAGTCGACGACGCGAAGGATGTAGTCTCCCTCTTCGAGGAGGTCCGGGATCGGTTGAGCGTTTCCGAATTTGTGCTTTGGCATTGTGTTCTTCTTTCTCTTTTCTGGTTTTTGTTGTGTGGGAGTTCTACTTCTTTTGCGGCCGGTCCTTCAAGATCATGTGAATCTCGGAGCCAGTCTCGATCACGGGCTCAAGCTTCTTGAGGAGATCTCGATCGGCCGCCGCCTTCGAGGTGTAATCCTCGCCGAAGGTTGCTTGATGAAGAGCCTTCAAGTCCCCGAAGGCGACCGAACAGACCTTGATGAATTCGTCCGGATCGAGCCCGGACAAGACGACCGCTTGGGCGAGGTCGGTGATCCGCTTCTTCCCGGCTCGCGTCGAAAGCTTGAAGCCCGGAAGGGAGCCCTTCTTGAGGAGCATCTGCTTGGCGTGATACTCGATCGCTTCGCACCACTTCTTGAGGGCTCGCGCGAGATCCAGAGCCTTCGCCATCTCGACCGGGCTCTCGATCTCGCTCGCGTGATAGCTGTCGAGTCCCCAATCGTCCCGGCCGGATCTAACGGCCTCGACGCGCTCGGCGAGAGCCGGGCAAGAAGCGGCCTTCCCGCACCAACCGCAATACTCGCAAGGATTGGCCGGCTCCTCCCGGATCACTCGGCCGACGATGTCGACGATCTCGGCCTCGGCCTCGTCCTCGGTGAGCGTGAAAGTCTGCGGCTTCTTGTCGTAGCCGAAGAGGATGTGAACCTTGATCTTCTCGGTGAAGGCGTCTTGCATGATCCCGAGAGCGTAGGCCGCCAACTGAGGGCGGTAGTTCCCGAATCGCCACTTCAAGTCAAACAGGTTCCGGGGACCGTTGTCGAGGCCGTCGCGACAATCAGGAGTCCCCTCGATCGTCACGGTCTGGCCTTCGACGTTGAGCGCGATCGCGATCTTCTTCTCGAAGACGCCGTCGCCGACTTTGTGATTGTCGATGTATTCCGAAGCCCACTTGACCGCCTCCTGCGACTCTTCGGTGAGGTTGATCGGCGATCCGTCCTCGTTCTCGAATTTGCCGGTCGTGTTGAAGGCTGCGAGGAGCGAGTGTCGCCGAGTTCCCTCGGCCGCGTGATCGCTCTCTTTTCCGTCTCCCTCGAATTGCGGACACTCGGCCATCGCGGGGAGCGACGAGGGCCGGATCTTCTTCTCTGTGTTCATGGGTTTCTAGGATAGTTCCGGAGCTTCGCCCGGAGGATTTCCGTCTCGAAGTCCTTCATCGCCTGATTCGCGCTCCGCGTCGATTGGAGTCGCTCGTCTGCATTCATCGACCGCCACCTCTCGCGCGTCATTGGCGACGAGCATCCCGAGGCCGCGACAATCGCGATCAGAGCGAGGAGGATCTTCTTCTTCATGGTTCTGGTTCCTTTTGGTTGAGGGAGCGACGCCGAGGGTGAGGCTCGACGCCGCTCCGGGTTGGGGTTTACTTCTTCGCCGCCAGCTTCGCGACCGCGCGAAGAAACTTGTCGGGAGCCTTGATGATCTGGGCCGCGTTCTCCGGGGAGATCTTCGTCGGCTTATCAGCAGAGGGAATCCACTTCTTCGCCGTGAGCCACTTGATCGCGTCCTCCTCGCAGTCGGCGACGATCTCCATGATCTGCTTGATCTGGTAGATCGAGGCGTATTCCGGAGCCTCGTCGCCGACGCCTTCCTCGATCGCCTCGGCCGCCTTCGCCTCCTGAGACTTCTCGGCTTCAGATTTGCCCTCTCCTGCGTCGGGAGCCGTTTCGGCCGTGTTGTCACCTTCGGACGCCTCAAACGCCTCCTGCGGAGCCTGAGCGTCCTTCTTGACCGTCTTCCGCGACTTGCGCGGCTTCTTCTTCGGCTCCGGGAGGTCGTCGACCTTGATCTCCTTGTTCTCCGGGTTGCTTCCGGCCTTCGTCGGCCTTCCGCCCTCCTGCTCCTCGGCGAGTCGCTCGGTGTAGGTTCCCCCGGCCGCGTCGCGAGGAGCCTCCTCGGCCGCGTTCTCGCGAGCCGCCGCGCGCTCCTCGGATCGGGAATCGTTCTTCCCGGCCTTCGCCTTCTTCTCGTCGGAGAGCGGGGGAGTTCCCGCCTTGAGCGGGTTAGGCGCCGGAGCAACCGGAGCCGAGGCCGCAACCTCGTCCTCGATCGATCCCCCGAAGAGGATCTCCGGGGCGAGCATCGTGATCGCTCGCGTCGTGCATCGAGCCCGGAGCATCTCGGCCGGAGTCTTCTCCCAGCCCGAGCCCTTCCGGATCAGGCCGGCAAGCTTCGCCTCCTCCATCGTGAAGGAGATCTCTATGTCGTTACCCTCGAAGCTCCAGATCCCGGTCGCGGCCTTCGCGTCGGTCGTCGTCCACTTTACGCGACCTCCGGCCGCCCGGAACTTCGCCAACTGCGCGCGAGACTTCATCGTCAGCCGACCGTCGACGAGATGATAGGTGTCCGCGATCTCGATCGGGCTCTTCTTTTCGAGGATCGCCGCGAGAGCGAGAATCTGCCCTTGCTCCTGCTTTTCGCAGCCGAACATCCCCGACTTCGCAAACCAAGTCCCCATTTTCTCGACCGCCGCGATCGGATCTTGAATCCGGTCGATGGCCGAGGAGTGGTTAACCGGGACGAGCGCCCCGCCTGTGTCGTGTTCATTCATTTCGATGTTTTCCTTTGCAAGTGGCGATTGACCGCGCGCCAATAGCCGAGGGTTGCTTGCTTGTGGCGGCCGCGCGGTCCGCCGTTGTGAATCCTTGCGATCGTCTCGAAGTCGCCGGAGGCGAGAGCCTCGGGACAATAGCGTCTCATGTAGGCGAGAAACACTCGCTTTGCGTAGTCGAGACGAGCGACGTCCTCGTAGCGTCCGGGGACTCGTGAGTCGATCCAGTAGGCTCGATGGATCTGAAGAGGACCGAGGGCTCGACCTCCGTCTCCCTTGATCGGTCCGAGTCGGCCGGAGGTCTCGACTTGATGGATCGCCGCGATCAAGCGGTCGGTCGAAGCCGAATAGCATCTCGATCCGAGGAGCGCGATCCCGAGGACAAGACAAAGAGCCGCAAGAGATCTCCGTCGGCGTCCCAGCAGAACAGCGTTGAACAGTGGACGACAAGAAGCCGGCCGCCCACTTGGATCTTGTAGAACGTCGGGGAGTCGGACACTCCGAGGAGTTCCGCTTCGAGGAGTCGGGGAGGTTGAGTGATCTGATCGATTGTCCATGCTGGTTCCTTGTAAATGATTCGCTTCGTCTTCACTTCTTCGACTTCTTCTTCGGCCGGGGATTGGCCGGGTTGTTCTGAGCCCATCCCGAGAGAATCGCGCGACAGAGCGAGGCGAGGGATCGGTCTCGATCTCCCGCGCATTGCTCCAACTGCTTCTTGAGGCTCGGCTCGATGTTTGGAATGTGGATCGCTGATTTCATTTGATGCGTTTTGAATTATTTTAATTTCCCCGTCAAGCCTGAAGATCCTCCTCGGGATCGCAGTCGCCGCAGTGACACTCCTCCATCTCTTCGAGAACCTCGATCCCCTCCTCGATCGACCAAAGCGATCGACAGTGAGCCCCGTCGAAGGAGCGATTCGGAGGGAGATGCAAGAAGCATCCCTCGAAATAACGGCCGGAGCCTTCGATCTCCGCGCCCGTAGACTTTAGGAGGGCTCGGAGCCTGTCGCTCGTCTTGCGACGTCCCTGAGCGGCCGCCGCGCGTTCTTCCGGGCTCTTCCCGGTCGGCCAGACCTCCTTGTCGACGCGAGCCTGCCAGCGGAGCCAGACATCCGGCCGCGTGTCCCGGATCTCATAGACCTCGGCGACGCGCTTCCGCTTGTGCTGAGACTCGCTCTCGATCGTCATCCCTTGCATTGAGTCAACGATCAAGCCGCCCTTGACGACGATCCAGTGATGACCGGCCGCGATCATGTAGAGCCGGCAGCGATCGGCCTCAGAGCGAGCCTTGAGCCATTGAGCGAAGGTCGGCCGAATGACTCGCCCGATCTCCTCCTCTGAGACGAAGTCGAGACCGAAGTCGCGAAGGACGACGCGGAGCTCCGGCGCCCAAGTCCCCATGCAAGAGCGCTTCCCGCTCTTCTCCCTGATCCGGAGAGCCGCGTTCTCACACGAGATCCCGAGGATCGCCGAGAGGGCGGCCGGGCCGCAAAAGCGGTTCCGGCTCGCGCTCCCGTTATGCCAAGGCTTCGAGAGCTTGATCTTCACGCCTCCACCTCCTTCGCGATCCGGGACTTTGATGTTTGCTTTGTTCGTTTTCATTTCGTTGGTTCCTTGCGTTGAGGTTAACGGCTCGTAATGACTTCCCAGCGCTTCGCGCCGCCGATGAGCGGAGTCCGGTAGGACCAGACCGTCACGCGATCCTTGAACATCTCGGTGTCGGCGTAGGTTGCGCACGGGATCTCGACGAGCTTGCCGTCTTCGATGTAGGTGACTTTGTAGGTGAGCAAGTTGCTGTTGTTCGCTTTCATTGATGTGAACTTATGCTCAAGGCCTTGAGAACGCAAGCCCTAAATTAAAAAAAATTTCGGGGAGGTTTCCCTCCCCCGGTTGAGTTACGAGATCTTGCGAGTCGGAAACTGATTGAAGAGCTTCCCGAGGCACGAGCAATTGATGATCATCTTCGTCGAGAGCTCGCCCTTGCCGCCGCTCTTAAAGCCGACCGAGAGAGTCGACGTGTTCCAAGGATCGCGCGTCCCGGAGTAGGTGACGGTCTCGATCTCCTCGCCCTCGAAGTGTTGAGCGACCTTCGCCGTGAGCTTGAAGACGTAGGCCGCGAGCGTCGCGTGAGACTCCTTCTCGGCGATCTCTTCGATCTTGGCCTCGACGATCGTGATCGGGAGCTTCTCGCAGAGAACGGGATCGCTCATCCGAGAGGTGTAGGACGTGATCTCAACCCACTGGCGAGCGAAGGCCTTCTCGGCTTTTTGCTGCTTGTAGTTCCATCCGTTAGTATTGACAGGGAAGGCCTTCTTGAGATCGCCTCCGGCCTCGTCGATCTTCTCGAAGATCCGAGCGACCGCTGCGGAATAACTGTCCTTGAGCGAGGCCTTGATGGCTTTACGGGTAGGAGTGAGCGCGACCTCGATGGCCGCCCGGTTGTTGTCGTTGGTGTTTTTCATTGATGTGAACTTATGCTCAAGGCCTTGAGAACGCAAGCCCTAAATTAAAAAAAATTTCGGGGAGGTTTCCCTCCCCGTTTTCGGCCTATCGACGGTAGACGTCGATCCCCCAGTAGTCGACGATATCTGCGTTCTCGTATCGCTCGGCGAGCGGGAGGCTTCGATCGAGGAACGCGCGCCCCTTGCCGCTGAGGTGGAGCTTGATCGCTTGAGGGAACTCGAGGAAGAGCGCGCGAAGCTCGCGCAGCGTCGGGCATCCGTATGAGTAGGTCGTTGCGTCCTCGATCCGCTCGCCGTTTTTATCAATAGCCAAGATCTGTATTTCCTTGTCAACGTAGTCGATGTCTTCGTCCTTTCTAAGTTCGTCCTTCGCCCTGCGGACGCAGGTCGAGATCTCGGAAGCCTTGGACGTCTCGACGTTGAGGCGAGAGCGTCGAGTCACCTCGAGGAAGCCTCTCCAGTGTCCGAGGAGTCGCTCCTCGCTCGTGATCGAGGGATCGGCCGAGATCGAGTGTGCGTTGTTGTCGAGGTCGTTTGAGAAGACGTAGCGATCGCCGCGAAGCTCGCACTTGCAGTCGCCGTCGACGAGGAGGATTTTCGTTTGCGTGTCGTTGTTTGCTTTCATTGCTTTGGTTCCTTGCTCGTTGTTGTTGTTGTTCGCTTTCATTGATGCGAACTTATGCTCAAGGCCTTGAGAACGCAAGCCCTAAATTAAAAAAAAATCCCCCGGCCTTTCGACCGGAGGATCTCGCGCTTTGTTGCGGTTTGCGGGTTACGAGCTCGGAGCGTCGCTGGGGGAGCCGTCGTCGCTCGTGTCGGAGGAAGAGTCGTCGCCGGAGCGATCGACTTTATGGGGGATTCCGTTCTTGATCCGCTCGATCTCGCGAAGGATCGCGTCAAGCTTCTGAGCGTCGGTCGAGATCCCGGCCGCGCCATACTCGACAACTTTCCGGCCGGTCCCCGGATCTCGCTCGGATCTCGCCGAGAGCTTCTCGGCCGCCGTCTTCGACGCAACGGAGGACGCGACCGCGACGACCGGCTCGTCGATCGTAGACTCAAGGCCGCTCTCCATCGTGAAGGGGATCAGCCGAAAGAAGGAGCCGAGGAGATTGATCGGGAGAACCTCCATCTTCTTTCCGTTTGCGAGGCCGGTCTCGGCGTCCTTGCCATAGTTTGAAGAGCGTCCGCCGTCGAGGCGTCCGGTCGAAGCGCATCCGGTGAATAACATCGCGGCGAGCGCGATCCAGATCGGGAGGAGTTTGTTCTTTTTCATGGGTGAGTTGATTCTGCTTCAGGAAAAAGGATTTTGACGCATTTCGATAACTCGATCTCTAGCTTTTTTTTACCTCGTCTTTTGCCGCGCATTTTGCGTCGTCTAATTTCGGGCCGTGAGTCCGGAGCTCGTCGCGGATCTCTTCGAGGACGTGAACGGCCTCCTTCTGCCTCTGAACCTGATCGCGGAGAGTGTCGTCGACCTTCGCGAGCGTCGAGACGACCGACTGTCGTGGAGGTTGCGCGAGAAGGACATCGTGGATCTCTGCGACGTTCTCGGAGATCTTCTTCGTCTCGCCGTTGAAGCCCGGAGTCTTCGCGAAGTACTGCGTTTGATCGGTGACAACCTTCTTCGCCTTCTGCTCCTTCAAGAAGTCGAAGACGAGCTTCAGAATGAGGACGACGAGAATCCCCGCGCCCGTGAGCTCGGAGATCCCGTCCATGATGCCTAAGATGTTCGATGTCGTTTCCATAATCTTCCGCCCTTCCAGAATGCCCAACCGAAGAGCCTCACGGCTCCCCAGATAAAGACCGCTTGTGTCAACGGAGTCCCCCGGTATCGCATGAAGACCCAGAAGAGCCGGTCGGCCAGATAGCGCGAGACGCCGCAAGCGTTGTCGCTCTCCGTCGAATAAAGGTAGTCGTGAAGGACGGCCGCCCATCCCCACTTGCCCCAAGCCCCGAGCCGGCCGGCGAGAGCAAAGGCAACGACAAGCGCGAGGGCCAGGCCCTCGCCAGCCTCCGGGCCAAAGAAGATCACGGCCGCCCAACAAAGCGCGAGAGCCGCGATCACAAAGAAGCGAGTCGAAGGGATCGACGCGAAGTCAGTCTCGAAGCCGGCCGGGATCTCGCACAAGAACGAGTCCGCCTTGAAGGTCGTCTTCTCGACGACGCGGAACCTCCTCCCTCCCTTCACGGGATCGAGCAGGAGATAAGAGATGGCGATCCCTTTAGCCATCGTTGTGCCAAATTTTCACCATTCCGGGCGCGCCGTCGCCGTCCTTTGTATCGCCGCCGCCGCCGCCGCCGGGATAGGAGCCATTAACTTCGCCGGTTGCCCCAGATCCCCCAATGCCGCCTCCGCCCCCTCGCGCGCCACTACCGCCCCAAGCCCCGTCGCTATTGTCGCCGCCATCTTGCCCGTCGATGGTGATCTGCCCGGTTCCCCCGGTTCCGCCAGCGCCACCATTAATTGAGACCGGAGCCGATCCGCCATTTGCTACAACCGTTGTTGAGTTGAAAGTCGAATTGTGGCCGGCAGTGAGCGTTGTTTGCTCCGCAGGCGCTGGACTGACTGCGTAATTTGTCGAGGCCGCCGCCGCGAAGTATGCGGCCGCATATTCGCCGCCGCCGCCGCCGCCTTGATTTCCGCCTATAGAGCTAGACGCGCCGCCGCCGATTGCCTCAACCCAAATGAGTTGCTGCGTCACGTTTTTGTATTTCAACGTGTTAGCCGTTTGGCCGCCGTCGTCGCCACGATATTCATATGAATTGCGGAATACTTCCCACGGGCCTTTGACGAATCGAATGTCGTCGAAAGAGATTGAGCCAGTGCCGCTCGGCGTCGCGCTTGTATCCGATGCGATGATCCGAATCTTGAAATACTTTGCGTCCGACGGAACGCGCGCCTCCGTGTAGCCTTGCGTCCAAGCCGTCGGATTGAACGTGTCGCTGTAGGCATCCGTTGAGGCGGTAGAGCTCGCGCTCTGGTCGTGTTTATGCCAGTAAAATCGAACGATGTGCTTCGCCCCGGTCGCGGACGTCCCGAGCATCTTCCAAGCTATTTTCAAGTATTCATTCGCCGCGCACTCGTAGAAGTCGGAGGTCTCGAAGTAGCCTCCTCCGCTCGCGCTCGCCGGATAGGTGAACTTGATCGCGGCCGCGCCGTGAGCTTGCTCGGTGTTATCGTCGTCCTCGATCGTTTGAGTCCCGCCCGTCTCCGTCACGTCCCAACCGTCGGGATCGTTGGTCGTGAAGTTCTCGAAGGACGGATTCGAGATCCCCGAGGAGCCTCCCGATCCGATCCGAGAGTTGAGGTCGTTGAGATTGTCGATTATGTCCGACGCGAGATCTCGCTTGGTCGGATTTCCGACGCTTGGCTTTGTGATCGTTATGAATGCCATACTAGAACCATGTTGAGATTATGAAGCTTTCCGGATCTGTCGAGTCCGCAAAGCCGTTGGAGTCAGTCCAGAAGCCGACGTTCTGTCGAGCCCAAGCCTTTTGATCGGCCGTCCATGAAGAATCCCAAGAAGAGATTGTCGCGCCTCCGAGGGAGCTCGGGAAGGCGATCGTCGTGTCGCCCCAGAAGCCGGAGTCGCGTCCCCATCCCCGGAGGTTGGAGCACAAGAGCGAGACGACGCCGTTCTCGAAGTTCGCGTCGACGCTCACGACGTCGAGAACCTCGTTGAAGCCTCGGCGATCGTTCTCAATGTGAAGTTGATCTCCGGGGATGATGTCGAGCCCGGTCGCCGGGAGCTCGATCCGGTAAAATCTCCGAGGCTTCCCGTCGGAGACAAGATGTCGTTGAGCCCATTGCTCCGCGTCGTCCTCCTCGGAGATCTCCGGGATCTCGATGTTCAAGACCTCCTCGATGTCGACGAGGTGATCGTATTGATTGGCCGTCCGATTGACCGTCTCCAGACTCCACCATTCGTCATTGAGCCGGGGAGCGTATTTGACATTGATCTTCGACGAGAGCTTGTCGGCCTCGGTGATCGGAGTGAACTTCAGGAGCGTCTGGTCGCCGTAGGAAGTGAGGCCTTCCCGGACTTGCGGCCAGAATACATTGAAGGAGAACTTTCCCGTCGGATCGACGATCAGGTAGGAGCCGACCGAAGCATTGATCCGCGCGATGATGTCGGCGAGACTCTCGACCTCGTTGAGGTAGAGCGAGACCGCCATGAGAGTCCCCCGGAGGCCGGTCGCCTCGAAGAGACCGTTGTCGAGTCGAGCCCAAGCCTCGGCGAGAGCCGCTGAGTCGATGTCGGCCGCCGCGATCCCGCCGTAAAGGAGGAGATCCTCGACGACGTCCGCCGCGTTATCCATGAGAGTTCCGTCGTCGTTCTTCCGCCCCTTGAAGTCGACCGCGACCTCGTAGCCCTCAACCCAAGCCGAGCAAGTGAACTCTCCGCTCGCCTCGTCGGTCGTCGTGAAGCTCGACGTCGTCCACGCCTCGTCAATCAAGAGCCGGATCTCGTCGAAGGACTTGATCGCGTGATTCGCGACCTTGAAGGTCTTCGTCCCGGAGTTGATCAAGATCGGCCGAGCTCCGAAGACTTCGCCGTAGGCTCGCGGGATCGGCTGACCGACGTCGTCGTCCGCCATCGAGGAGTAGGTCGTCTTGTTGAAGACCTCGACCGGGATCTCCGTTTCGAGCCGACTCTTCTTCTCCCGGAGGTCGAGCGAGAAGACTTTGTCGGAATTCGACCAGCGATCGACGCCCCAAGTCCCGAGGCTCTCGAAGTCTCCATAAGCCGCCTCCTCCGTCCTCGTATCGTAGCCGATCAAGAGCGAGATCTTTGTGTCCGCATTCGCCCAGAGATAGCCCTCTCGCGCGTCGTAGGCGCCGTCGAGGTTGGCGAGCTTCAAGCTCCCGATCGAGATCTGCCCGACGCCTCCGAAGGTCTTCTCGATCCGCATCGAGAGCCGGGGAATTCCAGTGAGACGCGGATCGTAGTATCGGCCGGCGAGATCCTTCTCCTTGCTTGAGACGTAGAGCTTCGCGATCGCGACGACGCTCTTCCCATAGACGCTCCCGGAGGAGGCCGAGACGTAGAGCTTCCCGTTCTGGCTATCGAAGAAGAAGGAGCCCGGAAGCGTCTCGCAGTCCGACGCCGAGCTCCGCTCTGTCAACGACGAGCCGTCGATCTTGACCGCGACGATCTCTTCGGTCGTGTCGTAGATATAGGTTATCGAGAAGGAGCTCACGATCAGGAGTCATTCACAAAAGGCCGCCGCTTGTAAACGATATGAACCTCAAGAATCCCCGGCTCGGCCGTCGGATTCGTTCCCCCGGTCAAAGCGATCCGGGAGATCGTCAAGCCGAGGATGTCGTGAGTCGTAGTCAAGGCCGAGGCCGGAATTGTGATCCCCGTCGCGTGAGCGACCGCCTTGGCCGTTGCCGGGATGTTGAGATCTCCGCTCGTGAGCGTCCCGCTATTTCCGGGAGAGTCGATCGCCTCGCTCTCGTCGTGAGGCGTGAGAGAGTATTCAACTTGCCATTGAACTTCCGCGCTCGCCGTAGCGTAAGCCTCCTCGATGATGTATGAAATATGGACGTCAAGGTCTTGAGTCAAATCGATGTCGTGAGGGAGCTCGCCGACATAGACCGCGTCGTCTCCAATTCCGAATTTGTAGACGATATAGTCCCCGATCACGGCTTGAGTCGGAGCGGAGCCGCCCTTACCTAGAGCCGCGTTGGAAATCGTCATGTACTTATTATTCGGAGCGCGATAGTAGGCGAGAACCATCCAGTTCGAGCCGTCGCATTGGATCTCGATGCAATCGTATTGATTCGCGATCTCGACTTGAGTCTCCCCGTCAATCGTCTCGCTCGCGTTCCCGTCGATGTATAGCAGATTCGCCGCGACCGTCTTCTTGATCCGAAGGATGTGTCCCGAGGAGCTCGCCGCAGCCGGGAGAGTGATCGTCACGTTCCCCGAGCTCGTGTCGACAAAGATGTTCCGATCGGTCGTCGTCGCCGTGTAGTTGGAAGACTTCGACGCAAAGAAGTTTCCGCGAGCGTTCTTGACTTTGACCTTCTTCGTCGTTCCGGCCGGATCTGCGGTCGTGTCCGAGACGTGATTGATCCCGAGGAGATCGTCGGGCTCCGGAGCCGTGTGTTCACTCAAGTCTGAATATGCAACGTCGGCCATCTATGCTCCTTCTGTTTTCAAGTTGTCCGCCCCGCCTTCAACGACGAGATCGTCCGCCCCGCCTTCGACGACGAGGTTGTTCTTTGTGATTGTCCCCGCTGCCAAGATGGCACCCTCCATCCGGACCGCAACCTCGATCTCCGCGAGGATCACGGGGCGGACATTCGGCTGATCTGAAGCTTGAATCGCCATCGCTAAATCTGCTCCTCAAATTCGAGAGTCAAGTCCCATCGAAGCTCTCCATCGTAGGAGTGAACCTTCGGCCGGAACGGAGCCGAGAATTTGACGTATTGAATCACCTCGCGGACGCCGTCGCTCGCGCTAGGATCGATTTGTATGAAAAGCGGAGTGTGCATCCCGAGCGCGCGGTAGATCTTCCGGAGTTGCTTCATCTCGGAGTTACTGATCGCGCGAAACGTGACCTTGAAGCGTTGGAATTCCTCCTTGATATAGGAGAAGCTCTGGCCGCCGATCGACTTCTGATGTGAAGAGTTGTCCCGGACTTCCTCGTCGTAGCCGCCCGAGTCCGGATCGGCCGTCGTGTCGTAGACGTCGCCGAGAAAGATCCTCCCGATCGAGATCTGATCGCCGGCCGATTGCTTCGTAAATTCAAACCGCCACCAACGCTTCGCCTGCGCGGACTCCCATTTTTGCACGCCCGTCTCGTTTTCGGACGTGATTGAGATCGCTTCGGAAATATCCGGGCTTCCCCATGAATCCGAAGTGTGCCCTTCGATATTGATCGCCAAATCATTCTCGTCGAGCGTGTGATTGAAGACGATAAATCCATCGATGACTTGGTTGAGATTGTAAAATGAGCCGAGGTCAAACTTGATCCACTCGGCCGCCTGCGACGTCCCGGTCTTGTAGGTCTTGCCCTTGCGCGCCTCGGCGACGTTGTCGTCGATGAAGACTGAGTCCTCGGTTGCCGAAGAGATCGCTGTCGCCGCCGCGTCGATAAAGTTGTCCCAGAAAAATCTCATGCAATAGCCCTCGGGGCGAGTTCCAGACGGCCGTCTCGGGAGGCCTTGCCCATAGCATCCCAGAGAGCCTGACCGTCGAGTTCGATTGTCAAGTGAAAGTCCCCCCCGCCAAAGCCGCCGCCTCCCTGCATTGCTTCGGTGAAGTCGGAATTCTGATCCGGGGAGAGGACGCGCTCGCCCTTCTTTAAAAGAAAAGTCTGGTCGCTCGGGACTTCCGAGATCCCACCGTGAGCGACGCCCGAGATCGTCGCGACATTCGCGAGACCTGAAGCGATCACGGCTCCGGCCGCGACGAGGTTGAGCGGCCAAGTATGCTCCGCGAGAGCCTTATTTGCTCCGCGATAGGTGTTGATGATCGCCTCGGCGATCGCAAAAGCCTTGAAGGCCGCCGACTCCTGCCCGAAGAAAGTCCCGGCCGCCTGCGACATCTTCCCGAGACTGTCCGCGTAGCCTTGAGCGACCGCGTTCTGCATCATCATCTTATTCTTCGCGGACTCCTTCTCGATCTTGACGAGCTTCGCTTGATGAACGGCCTCGGCCGCCTCCTTCATCTCCCGAAGTTGAGCCTCGGTCTCGGCGATCTGCTCCGCGCGCTCGATCGTCCGAGCGAGATCCGCGTCAGCGTTGGCGATGTCGACCTCCCGCTGTTCGGCGTCGATCAGTCGAGCCTTCGACTTGAGCTCGTCAATAAAAGCTTGAGCCTCCACGCGCTTCGCGAGCTCCTCCTCGATTCCGGCGATCTTTGCGTCGGTGAAGATCTTTTCGATCTGGCCTTCGACCTCGGCTCTCTTTTGAGTGTCCGCGATCAATTGCTCGGCCATTTTGAGACGCTCGTCCCGCTCCAATCGAGCGAGCTCGATCTTCGTCATCGTCAATTGATTGAACTTCCCTTGAATCTTGTCGATGAAGGATTGAGCTTGAAGAGTCGCCTCGGCCGGATCTCCGATCCCCGGTAAATTCTGCGCGCTCGCAAGCGTCCCGCCTTGGCCTCCGCGAGCCGACTGATCATTCCCGGCGAAAGCGTCGAAGATCGCCTTCGCGTCCTCCTTCGCTCGCTTGACCGCGTCCTCTTGAACCTTGCCGAGAATCTCGAATTGCTTCTTCGCTTCGTCCGGGACTCCCTCGAATCCCTTGCCCATTTCATCGCCAGCTTCAGCGATCAAGGCTCCCGCTCGCCGGAAGTTCCCGATCGCGAGGTTCTCCATCGCCGCGCTCAACTTCGAGATCGCTTTATCCATCCCGGAGAGGGCCGTCTCGACGACGTTGGCGATCCCGGAGAACACTTGAACGATCGACGCCGCAACCGACGCCGTGATCCCGCCCAGAAGCTTGAAGATCGCGACAACGCCAGAAGCCGCCCGGCCGACCGCGAGAAGCGTGTCCGCCATCGTCTGCGCGGCTCCTTGGAAGACTCCGGACTGAATCCCGGCCTTTACGAGTGAGTCGGTGACCCCGATCAGAGCCGGGAGAGTCTCCGAAAGGAACGTCCGGGCCATCCCGGTCGCGAGCCCTTTCATTCGGACAATATCGTCGTTAAATTTCTCCGCTTGCGCGGCCGTATTCCCGTCGATCTCAAGCCCGAGCGCGCGGGCTTCCTCCTGCATCCTCTTGATCCCGTCCGCGCCTTGATTGAGGAGAGGAACAAGTTCAAGGCCTTGGCGGCCCATGAGCTTGGACGCGATTCCCGCCTTTTCGAGGCCGTCCTCCATCCCCGAGATTGCGTCGGCGATCTCAAGAAAGAGGACTTCGGTCGTCTTCATCTTCCCCGAGGCGTCGAGGACGTTCACGCCCAGAGCGTTGAAGTCGTCGTTTACTGACTTGAGGCCGCGAGTCGAGTCGACGGCTCTCTGCCCCAAAGTCTTGAACGCATTCCGGAGGCCGTCGAGGGAAGTTCCGGTGAGATGACTCGCATGAGTCATCGTCGAGAGCATCTCGGTTGAGACGCCGAGCTTCGCTGCGAGCTTCGCCGTCTGGTCGAAAACATTGATCTGCGATCGCGCCATTGCCGCGAAGGCCGCAGTCGCCGCAGTCGCCGCAGCCGCGAAGGCCGGGGCGAGGTTCTTGACCGCCTTCCCGAGATCCTTGACGTTCTTGATCGGAGCGGTCAGCCCCTTCTTAGTCTTGTCGACCGCGTCGACAACGATTTTCACTCCGGCGCCCATTTTATCGTCTCGCTCTCTTGGCCGCGCGTTCGGCCTCGTAGTTGTCCCGTGTCGTCCCGACGTTGCAGATCAAGACGTCGAGTTGAAACGCGGCCGCGTCCCGCTCAAGGATCTCACTCGGGAGCTTCCCGTAGGTCTTCGCCAACCTGTGAATCGATACCAGAAGCGGCTGATTCTTCAGGAAAGTTGCCGACGGAATCGCCGGCCTCCTCCGTCATATTGTTGACCTCGGCCGCCGCCGTAACGATCGCGTTAGCGTCCGCCTGCGAGAGTTCCTCGATCAAGATCTCGTCGTCGCTAAGTTGATCCAGATCCTTCCCCGTGACGAGCCGCTTCCGCGCATCGTCCCAAGTGATCGGAGAACAGCATCGAAGGAGAATTGTCTCCATGATCGAGCCGGAGTCCGCGATCTCCTGATCGGAGAATTCCCGCTCCCCCGATTCGATCGCCTTGATCTCGTCGGGATTGGGGAAGGCCTTCGGTTTCTTTTCCATCGACGCATAATCGAGGGCCGACAATGCGCGGACGACGCAAGTCCCCCCGCTGGGGAGGGTGATTTTCTTTCGAGTTGTGAGGTTAGGATTCATTGGCGTGTGATCCAGTGTTGAGGGTGAGCTTCGATCAGATGATCGACGTATCGGTGTTGCGGAGAACGGCCGTGATCTCGTCGTTGTCCGCAGTCGTGCAGAACGCGCGGAAGTCGACCGGGAGCATGAGCGGGCCGCCATCCTTCATCCCGATGTCGGGCGGACCTTCGAGGTAACACTGCGACATCGTAATCGCGAGATTGTAGGTGTAGCCCGACTCGATCGCATTGGCCGGAGCCGCCCAAGTCGCGACGATCGGAACCTCGGTGAGATCCCGGAAGAGATCGTATTCCGTCACGTCGTCGAATTCGATCAGCATCGAGCCCGAGACTTCGCGCGGACCTGATCCGCGACCGATGCCGGGACGAAGCCTCGATCCGAGATTGCCGCGATCCGTTGCGAGGTTGTTTGCGATCGTGACCTCGAACTCCTTCACGTTCTGCGCGACCGAGTTGACCTGAACAGTCAACATCGAGTAGTCGATCTGGTAGAGCGTCGCGAAGGACTCGGTCGCCTCGCTCTGCTTCGTCTCCTCCTCGCCTTGGAAGGCGACCTCGACTTCGAGCGGAGCCTCGTTGGATTGCCGGAGAGTCAAGCTCTCGATCTGACATCCTTCGTAGTCGTAAGCCGTCCCGATGTTCGCCGCGTCGCGGGAGCATTGGATCGAGAGCCCGACCGGGAGATCCGAGTCCGGATTGATCGTGTGATCATAGGCCGACGAGGCGTCCACTTGAGCGGAGCTCGCGTCGCCGATCGCGTCGTTGAGGAGGACGCCGATCATCCCGTTGAATCCCGCGTAGAACTTGAAGCCTCCGTCGACGAAGCGACGCGACGCAACGCTCCGGTATTGCCCGGCCGTCCGAGG